GCAGTTTAAGACATAGGATTACGACGGAAGAGGAGACTTTCACCTCCTCAGCTGGGATCCCTCCCAGCACCCAACCCCTCTAGGTTCAGAAGGGCTGGGCTTTCACGCGCTTTATGCTGACGGCGCGTGGACGTCCAGAACGTGCTAAGTGTGCCTCATCGACATTGGCATTGCCGATAGTCTCGAGGAGACACTTAAGCAGGGCGGTCTCACCATCGATCTCATTTTCTGGGATCTTTGGTTTGACAACCCACCCCCATGTTCGTGGAGAATGGGTTTTCCTATCCATTGAGTCTACTTGATAGTAGCCCAGCGGATGGGACCGGCCCAAGATGGGACTCGTGTCAGCGACGTACGGAAAATCCTTTAGGATTCTCATAAGTACGTCGTCCAATTTCTCGGCTGTTACAACGAGGCCTGCTTGGTAAAGCAGGTTACGCGTTGCAACAGTAGACACGATCTCATCCACGTCCTGCAGTGACGCAGGGAGTGCCTTACGGAATCGGACGATGGAAACGTCGTACCCGCTCCAGTACTCCTTGCCACAAGACTCTCTGAACTTCCCAGTCCAGAAAGACTTTCTGCGATTCACCTTGAAGCCAAACAACTCCAAGGCATCGATCACTGACTCGGCCTGATCTGCCGGGACGATAATATCGTCACCGTAGATCCTGACACTGTCACGGAACTTCATTAAGAAGCTCCGTGCTGGTTGACGATCGGCTGCTCTGATAATCCCCAGCAAGGTAACGGCCGTAAAGACCATTGCCTCAACTGGGAATGTTAGAGCAGAGCCCATTGACGCAAACTTGAGAAGAGGGATTTCCTCTCCCCAAGGCAACTTAGCGCGGGTCGATCTGCAGGCCTGTATCCCCTCAATGAAGTGGGGCCAGTCGCCAAACATTTCTTCCACTAGCCAGTTTGCCACTCTGTCACTTGCTTCGCTTAAATCAAGCGTTGCAAGCGCGCCTTCTTCGGACCCATATTGCGCCATAGCCTGGTTAGGCCATTGGTGCTGGAATCCGAGAAAGCAACTCGATAGCCAATGGCTGTCAAGTTTCTCGCGCAAGGGAATTGATATCGCCTGCTGCACAAACTGCATGCAGGTAGGTTCAATCGCAATCAAGCGCGGAGTGGCATGCGTCTTCGGAACATCCGTCAGCTTTGCTGGCGGTTCTTCCTCGGGCGCCAGGTACTTGACCTGATCAAGACGCGGCCAATAACGAGGATGATCGTTCGGAACCACAAATTCGCTTGCGCGAAATAGCGGCTCTAAACGTTCATGCCACGTTGGCAACGTCCACTTCTGATTGCCATCAAGGCGATCAGCAGTTTTTCCAGGCCCGTGCTTCGGACTCAGTTCGCCGCGGTAGATCATACCGTCGAGCTCGCTGAGTACATCTCCGAAGACTAACCGGGTGACCTTTTTCAGATCTGCGAGCCATCCCCCTTGAAATAACAGGGGAGCTCGCCAGTCCATAAAGGGTCATCAAGTGACCTGTCGGTCTCGATGAAAGCGTCGTAAGCAGCCTTGGTACGGTCAGGAGCGCATCGCTCCTTCTCCTTCCCAAACATCAGCGTAAGCTGACGTATAGCTGCTACGGCATCCGCTTGCTGCAACAACGTCAAACTGCCCCTAATGGGGCGGAACGACGGAGTCAACAGGACGGGAGCCTGATCTTGCGCAAAAGCAAGGTCAGACTCTTTCATCTCCAGCGTGTTAACGAAGAGAAGGTCAAGGAACCCACCCAGAAACTGGGGGACTCCTCCTGACATCTTCAGGTCAAAGAGACACATGACTCGTTCGTTGGAATAAACATCAACGATGAGCTTGCGCCTCTTGAAACCTTTGAATAGGTCAGGCGTGATCCTGCGTGTAGACAAGGCTGTTTCAAGATCCTTGCCGAACGCAGGTAGGGTAGACGTGAAAAACGCCTCCCCTTCTTCTCTCACTCGCTTTGTCATAGTTTCGACATCGCGATGGGTTTCGACCGAGCACTGCGCCCCTAGTTCTTCAAGGGCGCACAGCCAGATCTCACTTCGGCTTTTCATTCCGTCCTCCTTTCAGAGGTTAGGAAGTCCTATTCG